GTGGACCCATATTTCCCACGTAACGTGATTCTTGTTGGTCGTAAGGGCGGTTCGTTCCTAGAGAGCGGATATGTATATGCTCCTTATGTGCCTCTACAAGTCACTCCAACCATCTTCGGAACAGAAGACTTCGTACCTCGTAAGGGTGTGATGACTCGTTACGGTAAAGAGATGGTTCGTGCTGATATGTACGGTCTCGTTGTTGTTGCTGACCTTATTGGTTAATAACGATAACCTCGTAATATAGATGCCCCACTCTGACTTCGGTTGGAGTGGGGTTTTCTATTTGTGACAAACTATTTACTATGGAACAGGAGCACGATTGAATGGCACAACCAACACTAACACCAAGCAGCGTTGTAAGCAAAGTAATACTTCCCGCAACAGGTACAACAACAGATGTGGCAGGAACTTTGCCATACGGAATTTATTCATCAAATGAAAACTTTTTAAGTGGTGCTTCCGAACAAGTCGCCTATGTCCACAAGAAACTCGGTGGTGACGTTCTTGATATTGAACTTACCTCTGGAAACGTCTATACTGCCTATGAGGAGGCAGTTTTAGAGTATTCCTACCTCGTCAACGTCCATCAAGCAAAGAACTCGTTAGGAGACCTTCTAGGCAACTCTACGGCGTCTTTTAACCACGACGGAGAGATGGTTTCTGGCTCAACTTTGCCAAACGTCTCGT